TCTATTACCGACCTGCTTTGACAATTACGCACATCACAAATACAGGACTTGTTACAGTTTCATCAGGAGCAGGCCAATTGTTCGCAGGTTTGGGAGTGTATTTGTATAATGTATCAGACGCTCTCTATGAGGGAGGGTTCTATCCAAATACAGATTTTTGGGTCAATGAAAGAGTGTTCATTATTTCAAGCGTTCACTCCGGAACAGAGTTTCAGTTGGAAGGAGATTTTAATGGAGACCCAGTATCAAGCGCAGACTGTGCGGTTGGAGTGATGGTTGACAAGTTCGATATTACTCATGTGAATGTAATGTCTGTTGGAGATGCTTCAGAAGGAGACGAGGTTCTGTTTTATGATACTGACGGAAGCACAACGATTGACGGAGAACCAACAAATGGTTCGTCAGCTTTGATTGATCAAATAAAATCGAACAGATGCATCACTTTAAAGAGAAGACCAACATACACGTATGACCTGGAGTATATTTATCCAGTTATAAGTTCTCCATCATCAATAACAACTGGGAATGTTCGTATTCTAAACGCATCAGACAATAAAGAGGCTGCTCCAAGAGTGGGAATTGTAACAGTCTCAACGGATGCTTCAAATGCGATTACTCTTTATGGAGAGTCAACAGAGACTCAAGTCTCAGAGGTTGCTTATGATAATATAACATGGGATGTACTTGTGGCTGCATACTGGACCACATTGCAACAGATCATTGAGTCTCCTCAAATGGTTAAGGCATTGGTAAGGCTTAAAGCGTCAGATATTCAATCAATAGACTTCACCAGACCAAAATACTTGAGTCAATTCGGTTGCTTGTTCTATCTCTCCTACATTGACCAATTCAAAACAAACCAAGTGGATTCGACAGATGTTGAACTCGTTAAATTACCGTAATGGCTGAGAAAACAATTGTAGTTGATATTGACATCAAAGCGGAGGATATTCGTTCTGCTTCTGCCGCTATGGCAGAGGCTCAGAAACAGTCAGCAGCCTATACTCAAGCACTCAACGACCTAAAGACCCAACAGAAGGAGGCTAACGCACTTTACAAGATTGGAGCGATCAGCGCAGACGAAAACGCAAAGAGGCAGTCAGCGTTGAAAATTCAAATGACAGAAGTCTCCAAGTCTTTGAGAGATTCAAACAAGGAGTACGCAAACAACAAGACAGTAGTTGAGGCTGCGAAAGGTTCAAACGAACAACTCAGAGCAAGGCTTTCTCTTCTCACAAAGGAATACAACAGTCTATCCAAAGAGCAGAGGGAGAACTCGAAAGAGGGTAAACAGATGGGAGCAACCATCAAGACCATTACTGACAAACTGAAAGCCAATGAGAAAGCGGTTGGAGATAACAGGCGAAATGTAGGTAACTACGAGGAGGCGTTGAAAGGTGTTGCAGGGCAGATCAATGTAATGGGAGTCAATCTTGGAGGACTTGCAACACAACTCAAGACGTATAAAGATGGAGTTGTTGCATCAGCAGCAGCAACCAAAGCATCAGCAACGGCAACAGGAGGATTCTCTGGAGCATTACAGATATTAAAGGTTGCACTAATATCAACGGGAATCGGAGCGTTTGTTGTTGCACTTGGCGCGTTGGTTTCATTCTTCACTCAGACCAAGCGAGGCTCTGAGCAATTATCTCAGGCACTTTCTGCAATCGGAGCAACCGTTTCTGTTCTTACTGACAGAATGAGCCAACTCGGAGAGGCATTGACAAAGGTATTCTCAGGAGATTTCGCAGGAGCAGCAGAAACAGCAAAAGGCGCGTTCTCAGGCATCACGGAGGAGATAGTCAAGGAAAGCCAAGCGGCAGCAACTTTGGAGAAACGTATGCAGAAGTTGAGAGATGCAGAGCGTGAGTTGTTGGTTGAGGTTTCCAAAAGGAAAGCAGAGGTTGCAGAGTTGCAGTTGATCGCAGAAGATGAAACGAACAGCTACGCAATGAGAGCAGAGGCAATCAAGAAAGCCAATGCAATCCAGGAGGAGAATATGAAAGCAGAGCTTGAACTTCAGAAAGAGCGAGTTGCCATAATTGCGGCACAAATGGAATTGAGTGAGAACTTAGAAGAGGACGAGCAGAGACTAGCAGAGGAAAGAGCCAAACTTGGAGAGATAGAAGCGGCCAACATCAAGAAGTTAAGGACTCTAAAAGCAAAGGAGAACAGCATCCGGAAACAGGAACACGCTGAGTATGTTAAGCAGGAGAACGAAAAGCGAAAACTGACAGAGGAAGAGGCAAAAGAGGAGCAGAAAGCATCGGAGGCACGAGCAAAGATTCGGGAAGATTTCAGACGGGAACAACTTACAGACATTCAGAAGAGGAAGGAGGACGCGTTCAATAAGGCTAATGAGTTAAGAGCAGCAGGAGAGACAGAGAAGTCTATTCAAACATACCTATCTCAAGAGTTGAAAGAGATTCACAGAGATGAGCAGGATGCAATTCTCAACGATAGGCTAAAGACGCTCGAAGATTACGCAACAGAGGCAAAACTAAAGGCTCAAATATCCATACAGGATGAGCAAGTAAGAGCTGCAACTATCCTCCAGATTGAGCGTGATCTAGCAGAGGCAAAGCAGCAGGAATTGGATTTGCAGATAATGCAATATCAAGCATCAACGGAGGCTCTTGGTGTTGTTGATGAGGAGAGAAGAGCGCAACTCGTACAAGATAAACTAGAGGTTGATGCGCAGATAGTAGAACTCGACAATAAAAAGACTGAACTTCTGGAGCAGAATGCGGTCAAACTTGCAGATACGAGAAAGTCTCAAGAGAGAGAAGCACTCGGAGCAGCACAGGGAGGTCTTGGTGTGATCAGCAATATTGTTGATGGGCTGAAACAACAGGCAGAGGACAATATCAGCGCAATTGAAGCACAAGCGAAAGCAGCAGGAAAGACAGACGCTGAGATAAATGCAATGACAAAGAGAGCCAAAAAAGAGGCTCACGAGTTACAGGTTGCAGCAGCAATTGTTCAAACTTTACAGGCGGCTATTTCCGCATATTCTTCAGCGGCAGCCACACCAGTTATAGGTCAGTTTCTTGGACCTATTGCAGCAGCAGCAGCTTTGGCTTTTGGTTTTGCGAATGTCTCCAAAATGAAGCAAGAGAAATTCGCTGATGGTGGAGTTGCACAAGGACCATCACACGCTCAAGGAGGTATTCCGTTCACGGTTGCAGGACATGGAGGCTATGAGATGGAAGGAAATGAGATCATTCTAACCAAAGGAGTATATCAAGACCCACATCTCAGACAGCAAGCATCTATTCTCAATCAATTAGGAGGAGGCAAAGCACTTGTTCCAGGAGCGTACATGGCAAGCGGTGGAATTGCATCTCCAACATTTGCAGCAAGGTCAGCAAGCAGCAATCAGAACGCAGTATTGGAGTCTCAGATAGCACAACTAGGAGACAGAATTGCAGAAATGCAGCCAGTTGTCAGAGTTTCAGACATTAATAGAATCAATCAACAAACAGTAAGAGTTCAACAATCAGCAGATCTTTAATCATGGCAGCAACAACACTTTATCAAGGAATGGCAGAGCGCGTTACCGTAACTCATAAGGACGTAAACGGAGCAGCAATTCCTCACGCATCAATTGCAGACGTTCGTTACATTCTGAGAGCAGAAAACGGAGACTCTTTGAAGCGTTACAGAAAGACAGCTCCATCTGATTGGACAGCATTGACAGAGGAAGCGGCAGCAGGTGCATACACTTTAGAGATCGAGGAGAAGGATTCAAAGGAATTTCCATCCGGAAAGTGTTATCTTGAATGGTTCATCAAGATCATTGATGCCGATTTCGTTGATGATTACAAACCAATGGGAGTATATCACTTGTTTAATATTGAAGAAACCAATTACGCGGAGGAATAATGGCAGCGATAGACGTACAATTGACATCAAGACCAACGGTTGAAATCACTCATCCTTTGGTTGTTCTGGGGACTTGTGATGATGCTACGTTAAACGTAAACGGGGTTGATTTTGATACTATTCCAAGCGGTGACACCTATCCGTTATTGGTAAAATTAGACGGTGTTGAAACGGGCACTTTCGATGTGCCAAATAAAACTGTAAACATTACGAGTGTGCCTTGCGCTGACGCAACGGTTCAATTGAACGGGGTTGACATGACTGATATTCCGTCAGGCGATACTGATAACATTCTTGTTCTTCAGAGTAGTGGAATGACTGAAGTTGGCTCAAAGCAAGGAGTTCATTGGAGGATTGCAGACGCAACAGTAGAAAACTCAGACTCAAGCTACTCAACAACAGTTGAGGCAGAGGGTTCTTTGATTGTGCCTGACACGGCAATCAGCGCGAATGGAGACTTAGTAATTAACCAACCGTCAACGATTGCAAAGGATATTACCGTTAGATATGACACTCAAGGGACGGTTGCAACTACCATTTCTGGCGGTGAGATTGTTGTTCCTGACGTTGCCGTACTACCATCATTATCTATTGGCGTTTTCTCCGATGCGGGATATACTACGCCAGTTACGGGCGGTGCATTTGGAGACACGGTTTACATCAAACTTTACGAAAGCAATATAGTACCAACGGGTTTCACAATCTCATTTGATGGAGACAGCGAAAAGGTCATCAACCAAGCAGGAGGAACATACACTTGGGTAATTGACGTTAAAGGAACGGTAACTATTAACGCAAGTGCAAGAGATGGTTCTGATGGTGTTGCAAATGCTACTCCTTTCACGTTCACAACTACAAATGCTGCCTATGTTGGCGGTAAAGCTCTATCTTTAGATGGTGTTTCTGATACAGCAGATGGTTACGTTGATTGTGCCGGCATTATGCAGACCTACGGGCTATCATTTATGATAAAAAAGCCATCTGGTCTATCTGCATCTTACAAAGGTGTTATCGGCTTCGGTTCTTGTTTGTCAGGCTCATCAATTCAAAGGCAGTACAATGCCATAGTTGTTGCCCACTGGGTTCACTCCACCAATTTTGCGGTAAGTTTTAACGGTCAGGTCTACAACACATCCATTGCTATGAATTTAGACCAATACCAACACTTCAGATTTGAAGTTGGAGCAACGCATCTGCGTGTATATAAGGATGGTGTAGAAGTTTATTCGACTGCTAGAACAACGGCACTCCCAGTAGTGTCCAAGGAAATAACCGTGGGCGCAAGTAGGGTTACCAACAACAATCTCAGCCAAATGGATATTCGAGACATATTTGTGGATGATGGCACACTATCCGCAGCAGAATCGCTTGCGCTTTCCAATGCTTCGCACGCAGGTACAGACCCAACAGCAGCAGCCCCAAGCAAGTTTGTAGATGGATGGGATTTCGGAAGATTGGCAACGGGCGTACCTAGCACCAACAACTCATCGCCAACCATAGCAATCGGTATGTTAACAGACAGTCCGTTGGTAATGGCTACAACATTCACAGCACCTAACGGAATAGTTGAATTATGAACATCTACGGACTTATCATAGGGCAAAGCCATCAACCAGAAGGAGTGCTATTCTATCAGCAACTCACGCATTATGCCATTTGCAAAGCACCGAATGGTGTGCCAGATAATTGGGAAAGCTTCCAAACTGGAGAGCATCTTCAGTTACGCATGGAGGAAATCGAGGCAATGAATACTCCACAATCTAGGGAGGCAATCATTGACACGCTAACAAGTGCGGCAGAGGCTTCCGGTTTAAGTGTTCCTTTTGAATCATTCTTTTACGACAACAGGAAGGTTGTAATTGATTGGATTTTGAACGGTGGAGATTCATTGACAAAGGTCTTTGAAGAATCAACGGAGAAATGGATGGATATGAGAGCAAGCGAAGAAAGCCCAACTCCTAGAGAATACGCTTTGAAACTGCTATCAGTTTAACTCCTCCTGGTATATTCTCTGATTGCGCGTCTGATGACCTCTGATTTGTCATCTCCGTTCTCCTTGAGTTTTTTGTCGAAATCCTTCTTGATATCTGGGTCAATTCTGCTCGATACTTGAGGCCAGTTTCTGACTCGAATCTGTTTCTTTTCGCTCATTTGTGATAGCACAAAGGGTTAAGCATTTACAAATATACCTTTTTCCATAATAGCTTTGTAACGTGGAAGCACCAAAACTTGTTATTGATAGAGACATTGCTCAGTATGACATCTATGCTGAGATGTTCGGAGATCCTCAACCAGTATTCTCCGCAAACTCTGTAACTGAATTTCTTGACGCGAACAAAGAGGCAACCTCAATTGAGATCGACATCATGTCTGATGGAGGTTCAACTTCTGAGGCTCGTATCATTTACGACCTTCTCAAGAATTGCGGTAAAACCGTAATCACTAGAGGATACAAGGTCAACTCTTCTGCTGTGATGATCTTCCTTGCAGGCGATGAAAGGTTGATTGCAGAAAATGCTGATTTCCTTATTCATCCGGTATGGATCGATGCAATGGGATTGCCTTGGATGCTTACTGGAGAAGATCTGCAAGACTTCGCAAATGAGATCAAGGCAGAGGAAACCAAGTTACTAGACCTTTATGTTTCAGTAATTGGAGAGGATAAGAGAGCAGAGGTTACGGAGTTGATGAAAGCATCAACCAACCTATCAAATGACAAGGCAATTGAACTCGGATTTGCAACTGGGAAACTTGGAGCAAAGGCTGAGACATCAACCGAAAACAAACGAGCAGTATCATTCAACAACAAAATGGCTGCATTGGTAATGAAAAATAAATCAAGTCTAAATCAAAAAGAAATGAGCTTACTCACAGAAACGCTTAACAAGATCAACGACACGTTGGCAAAATTCAAGAACTCGGAAGAGGTAGAAACCGAGAACAACGAGACCGAAACACTCAACGCATCTGTTGAACTGTCAGAAGGTGGTTCAGTTTACTTCGATGGAGAACTAGCAGAAGGTGTTGCCGTATTCGTTGACGAGACAATGGAAACTCCTGCTCCAGATGGAGATCATTTGCTTGCAGACGGTAGAGTTCTTACTGTTTCTGAGGGAATGGTTTCATCTATCGCTCCTGCATCTGCTGAAGAGCCAATGCCAGAGGACAAAGAGGAAACAGAAACTGAAAACTCTGAAGTTGAAGAACTGAAGAACACGGTTTCAACGCTTACTGAGACTGTAAATGCTCAGAGCGAAAGCATCAACAAAATTGCGGAGACATTAAAGAACATGACTCCTGCATTTTCGGCACTTCAAAACCTAGTTCCAGGAGATACGGGGGCGGAATCAAATCCAAAGAACAAAAAGGTAAAATCAAAAGAGGTTACTGCGGCAGAGTATGCCAAGATGACCAACCTTGAGAAGAAGCGTTACAATCAAAGTAGACTGTAATCATGGCAAAAAAGAAAGCAGTTGCATCAAAATCAGTAGTGAATCCTTTTGATAAAGGAGTAAGCTACGCTGACTTTTTGAAAGCATTACCGGAAGGAGTTGATTCTTCGGAATACTTGAAAGGAGTCTGCTCAGAAGAGCAAATCGAATGGTTAAAAACAGAACTCAAACACTTTAAAAACAAGAAATAATGGCTGTAAATTTTACAGGTAGTACTACCAACCAAACTGAACTAGCTGCAATTCAAGAGGAATTGTATGCGGAATCTTTCACAATTCAGAACAACCTCATTGATGTTCAAGAGGGACACAAGTCAGGTGCTGACGTTTACGAATCAAGCGTTGACGTAACTGCAACTGCTGCAACAACAGCGGGTGTTACTGCAACGGGAGATGTTGATCTGAACGTCAACAAAACTGCTGTTTCTCTAGTGTCTTATCAATACGAGGATGTGATTGATGAGAATGCATTGAAAGGAACACGCTTTGAGCGATCAATGGAAGCAGGAGCTTTCAACATCGTTTCAGACGAGTTCGACAGAAAGGTATTGATTCAAGTTGCACCTGCAATCGGTGAGGACGTTGAGAATATGATCTGGGACGGTGCGACAACTGCTCAAAAGGCGTTGATTGCAGGTCTGACTCCAGGTGCTGCTCAAGGTTCAATCTCAGCAGGAGCGCAGACTCTAGCTGCTGCAATGCCTACGAACTTGGTGAACTCACTTCCTGCAACAATCCTTTACAATGCTTCACAAGCGAAAGCAACTCCAGGAGCAGGATTGGGAGATTACATCAAAGTTCCATCAATCGCAACTGTAACATCAGCAACAATCGCTGCTGAGTACGGAAAGATGTACGCAATAGCTCCATCAAAAGCGGTTAACTACAACCGAAACGGTGAGACTTGCGAAATCTTCGCACCATTGGGAGACCGTCAGTTGATCAAGCAAGCCAACAACGCAGTTGGAGCAGCTCAGCAATTGAACTTCTTGGTAGAAGGCTCTGGAGCAAACGAGGTGATCAGCTACAACGGACACAAAATCAACTTTGTGCCATTGGTAGGATTCAGAATCTTCGCGATTCCTTCCTACTTGAAAGTGCTGATGGACCTTGCTTCTGATGTATCAACTTTGAACATTGGCCAAATGGCTAACGGAGCGCGTCAGCGTTACATCAAGAACATTCAGACCATGACTACTTGGGTTGTTGGTCAGAAGTACATCACTCTTTACGGAGGATAAGAATTGAATTTATGGAGGAGGGTTTCGGCTCTCCTCCTTTACTCTTAAAAGAAAAGAAAACATGGCAGGTTGCTCAAATTCATTAACAGCATTAGATCCATCTTGTGCTGCTCTCAAGCAGAAAGGCGGTTTCGACAAACGCTTCTACGTTGGAAACATCGCAGACCTTGACTCCGTAACGTACGGAACAGATCAAGAGGTTACAGCGTTTACATTCTCTGGTACAACAGGATTCAAGAAGATCATTGGAAAGCGTCTGAAGCATGGTGCAGAGACATCTCTTGAGGCAGGAGATAATGTCAACATGAGAACTCAGAATTTCAACGCGGTTCTATTCGCTCAATCAGCAGCAGAACGCGCATCTGTTGAGGCTCTTTGGGATGCAGAGGATATTTTCGTAGTTGCTGAGTCAAATGCAGGAACTATTGAGGTTTACGGTATCAACAAAGGCGCGAACTCACAGTTTGATTCTTACGGATTGAAAGCGAGTGCAGGGACTTGGAATACAGGTGTTGCGTTGAACGATGACACAAGCATTCCGACAACCTTCTCCGGAGACTTTGACAATGGTCCGTTGATATATGATGAAGGCTCAACACTTGCAGTAAACATTGCTGCTCTTGACGCACAAGTTGTATAATGAACAGAGGGAGGTTATCGCTAACGCGGTAAAACATCCGTTCATTGATAGAAGAACAGATAAGAACCTCCTTGTGCGATTGCATAGGGAGGTTTTTTCTTCTGAAATATGCCTAACTTGCGAACACGAACAGATACGAGCTTACATTGAACTGTACAGATTGATAAATCCAAAAGAGAAAAGCATGAATCCTCCAAGTAAAAAATACAAATTCAATCCATCACGTAAGAGCGAGAGAATCTCCGTGAAAGGTTACAGAGGAGTAATTACTGCCGAGAATTTGACTGATGACATGGCTGAGATGCTAATGGAAAAAGGCGTTTTCGGTGATCTCATTGTCAAGGTTGAAGGTTCAGAGGTTAAGCCAAAATCAAAAGCAAAGGCGAAAAAGAAAAAGAACGATTCAACTCCATCCTCTGAGTCTATCTGATGAGCAAGCCAATTCAGCCGGTAAAGAAACAGACGAGGGTCGGCTCGTTATCGAGCAAGATTGCACCTACATTCAATCGGGTTGCAAAGATCACTCATAACAAGAGCGCGAAGCGTTATGACTATGGCGTTGGAAACCTTCTGCCAAATGAACTACTCAAAGCAATCGAGGCAAGCGTAACTGCTTCCAGTTGTAGGAACAGAAAGCACGAGTTCATTGAGGGTAAAGGTGTAAAGGATAGAGCAATTGCATCATTGAAACTCAATCCGAAACAAACATCTGACGACCTTGTTGCGGAGTTGTCTGACATTGTAGGAGTGTTTGACGGTGTTGCTTTGAATGTCAAGTTCAACTCAATGGGAGAGCCTTACTACATTTATACTCTGCCGTTTGAATCTACTCGGAAAACTGATGATGGTCAGTTCTACATCAACGAGAAGTTGCAAGATGGATCTGATGTAAAGAAAGACAGAATTTACTTTGATGAGTTCGACAGATACGAACTACCATCGAGCAGACTTGCAAGGATACGATGCCAGATTGAGGAGTATGGATACCAAACGGGAGATGTTATCTACCTGTTCGCAAAGAAAGCAGGTCAGTCTGAATATCCGATACCAGGAGCATGGTCTGGAATGGAAGAGATTGAGGCAGATGCAGCACTTGGTAAGCTCGATTGGAGGAACGTCAAGAAAGGATTCCGACCAGATGCCATACTGACAACCATCGGAGAGATTGATGACGAGGATGAGGATGAGGCAGGACGTACTGAGCAATGGTACTTTGACCAGAACATCAAGCAATTTACTGGAGAGGATGCTGCACCAATTATGCATATCAATGTAAACTCAGCAGATCAACGTCCACAATTGGACACGTTCTCACAAGAGAAACTGTTGAACGCAACTACGGAGGCAGCCGATAGAATCGGAAAGCGCGTTTGTCGTTCGATGGATGTTCCTCATGTATTGATTCCTGGATTCGCACAGCAAGGACAACTCGGCAACACACAGGAGATGTTGACAGCACTCAAACTCTTTGGGAATAGTGTTGGCAGAAAGCAGAGAATTGTTTCAAGAGCATTGGAGCAAGTGTTTCCACAATTTGATTGGTCAATTGAGCCTCTTGTTATCATTGAAGAGTTACCGGAATGGCTGCTTGGAGTTCTTACAGATGACGAGAAGCGTCAACTTGGAGGTTATGAGCCTAAACAAACAGAAGAGGTTGCAGCATGATTGACAAGAACTACATAATTGAAAAGACTGACCTTCCAATGAGCGTTAACGTCATTGAGAAGAAGGTTCAGCAGTTTGTTCCAGATGCAATTGAGAAGCTGATTGAGATACTTCCTGCTGCATTATACGCTGCATTGCAAACATTGAGCGTTGAGAATGTAAAGGATTGGAGCAAAACCAACAGCTACTCAGCAGATGACAAGGTTGTCTATGTAGAGAATGGACTTCTGAAGATGTGGAAGTCATTGACTACCAATAGCAACTCTGCTCCATCAACGGCCAACGATACCGATTGGTCAGAGTTGAAGCTCGGAACATTCTTGGTTTCATTTGTGCAGCCTTATTTAGCACATCATGTATTCTATGCTTACGCGGTCAATGGAGGCGTTAACGTATCACATCAAGGATTGCAGCAGATCAGCAACGAAACGGCTCAAGCGTTAACGGGGAACAATCTCCAAGCCTATCTCAACTATTGGAGAGACAGAAGAGAGAGCAAGAGGCAGCGAATGTTCAACTATTTGGACGATCAAAAAAATACGCTTGATTCTGTAACGTATGAATCAGTTGATCCATCACGCAGAAAACACCGTTTCCAGATAAGAGCAATCGGAATTACAAAAAGACAAACCGACACGGACTACATCAGCGATTATGACAAAGATATGTACCGTTTCAAAGACAGATTATAACAAATGAGCGTATTAATTACACGAACAGCGATCAAGTCCTATTTCAACTCTGGAGATGTTCCAACAGAGTCTCAATTTTCTGCCTTTATTGATGCGTTTCCAATGGTTTATAATGAGACAGTCACACTTGCAATTGACACAGACTTAACTATTACACATGGAACAGGAGAGAACGCTCGAATTGTTCAAGTAGTGGATTCTGACGGTAAATCAATAGGCGTTAATTGGAGGAGAGATCCATCAGACCCAACAAACAAAGTAATAATCAACTCAGGGAAAGCATATACAGACGCTGAAGTTTCAATATTGACAAAATGAGAAAACTGATTTCAATTTTAATGGTCCTTTTGTCGTTCGGTGCAATGGCACAGGATGGACACATCATCTACAATGAACACTCCAACTACAAGATGTATGGGAGAGATGTTCTTGTTCGTTCAGATGCAACCAATCTCGACACGTTAACGAGCGTTTATGATGGTTCGATTGCCTTTGATACTACTAAAAGACATTTTGTTGGTTATGATGGAGAGAGTTTCAAGAGTCTTGCATTTGGACAAGTCAGGGACACAGTCATCAGCCTTTCATCTGCCGAGATACTTGCGTTAAGTGGAACTCCTAAAACGGTTGTTCCTGCTCCTGGAAGCGGAAAGATGTTGCAGGTTTTAAACGCATCAGTAAAATATACTTATGTTTCGACAGCGTATGTTTCGGGACATACGCTTAGAGTTGGAACATCGGTATCACAAGATTTCTTCTCATGCAAGGTTTTAGACGCAACTACAAGCACAATAAGAGGATTCGTTCAGAATACTCATGCTGTTGCAGGATACGCAGGTAGTGTTGAGAATACACCAATTAAAGTTGATTCCAATACTACGGCAACAACAGGAGATGGTACTGCTCAGCTGTGGGTTAGATACCAAGTTATAGAGTTCTAAATGCAACTCCTTCACGACATAGCCAAAGACAAGAACCTCTTGAGGCTTGTTTTCGCTTTATTCTGGAGCGTTATTGCAGCAGGTTACATCTACGGAATCACCTTCATTGACATTCCAGAGAACAGCCTGAGACACGCGGACACGGTTCTCGGATTTGTTCTTGGAACTATTGTGGCAACTATCATTGCATACTATTTCGGCAGCTCACAAGGCTCGTCAGATAAAAATGACATAATTAATCAAAGTCAAAACAGGTTGTGAGAATGGATGTTTCAGACGTAATGGTTGAACTCGGAAAGGTTCTCGGAGGAGGTGTTGGAGGGACATTCATTGGATTCTGGACACAGAAACAAGCCGCAAAATCAGAAGCCGTGAAAGAATTACAAATGCTTAAGGTTGAGTATAAAGAGTTCGCAGAATTTACCAAGAGCGAACTTCTATTGAGCAGACAGGAGCGCGTGGAATGTCAGAAAGAAAATGCTGATTTGAAAGGAGAGGTCAATCAACTGAACTTGAAAGTAAATGAGTTGACAATGGCTATACACAACGCTATTGGAACACCTTCAGAAAAGCGCAAAGGGCTAAACAGTAATTAACCTTGTATGAAACTCAATCCAAGATTCAGCATCCAGGAGTATGTGCCGAAATCAGTCTATGAGAAGTACGGAGATAAATCCGTCAGGTTCATTTCAGCGGCATTGATCAAGGCAGATTATCAGCTACTTAAAGACCTTGAAAAGCATTATGGAAGGGAAATAACCTGCTCCATTAATACATGGGCATTTGGAGGAGACAGAAATTACTCAGGATTGAGAGTTGAAGGAGAACCATATTACAGACCTCTGAGCCTACATTCAAGCGGTTCTGCATCTGACAAGATTTTCAATTTCAAGGATACCGGAGCAAGAGTTGACAACAGGAAGATCTATGAGTTCATCATTGCAAATGATGTCAAGTACTATGATCTAGGCATCAGAAGAATGGAGGACATCAGAGATGCTTCAAGTTGGATTCATTGGGATACGTGTTGGACTCCGAATGCGTACACCAAGATGATTCAAATCGTTAGAGCATGAAAATTGATGCAAAGTTGATATTGATCATGGCCTTGATTGGTCTCGTGGTCTCGTTGATACTCTTCAGAGGTTGCGGTAATTTTAACCATTCCTCTGGAGATATTGACGTCTATCACGTTTATGATTCAATTGAAAGAGTGATCAAATCTGAGTTGCCTCCTCCTGACACGATAATCGAAATAAACGAAAAGGAAGTCATCAAATGGCTACCATCTGCAAGAGTTGTTGATACCATCTACATCAAAGGAGAGACAAGATTCATCTACAATGACGCACCAATAGACACAGCAGCGATTCTCACGCATTATCTCACTCAGGCGGTAACATATACCGACACGATAAGAGATAGCTCGTTACAGGCAGTTATTTCGGATGTGATATTCAGAAATCAGATCAAAGAGAGGTCGTTCAATTATAAGATTCTGAGACCGATTGAAACCAAGTTCATTGATAACCGAGATAGATTCCAGTTGATCGCTTCATTCCAAGCAGGAGGAGGTATCAGTTATGCAAACACTCCTCAATCAATCTATGCAGGAGCAGATCTTGGATTGAAATTCAAATCCGGAACATACGTTTCCGTTGGATACATGGCAGGAACAAGTCATTTTGTAACGATCAGAGCAGGTCAGGTCATTCGATTACGCAAGAGATAATCACATCACGAATTTCGGCAGCTCATCAACCTGGACGGATAGATTCTTCTGGTCCATCTCGAATGACTCATTCAGCAGGTCAATCATCGAACTACCATCAACGGCAGATAGTATTCTCAGAAGGAGAACGCGGTTCGTTTGATTGACAGCATGATTGATCAGAGCTTTCTCAACGAGCGTTCTGTCTCTATCAACTCCAAATAAACCAGATTCGAGTACGCTATCCATTCTGTAAAGATAGCCAACTGAAAATAATTGTTTCGATATTCGTAATCGTAACAAATTAATATATATATTTGCCCAACAAAATCATTTAAGGACATGGAATACAACCAAGAAACGATCAACAGAATCAGAGAATTGATGCCGTTATCAATGCGGAAAAAAGTTCATCAGAACATTAACAAGGGAGTCAGCGAAAAGGCACAGATACCATACTCAACCGTTTGCGATGTTCTCCAGACTTATCGTGAAGGAGGTCGGCCAAGATACCGGAACAGACGCTTGAAAGTATATGATGAATGCGTCAGGTTGCTCCAGGAGAAAGGAATCACAGTTTAAAAAAGAAAGGGAGCGCGATGAAGCAACTCCCAAACTAACCATGAAACGAATAGACATCACAAAAGTAAGCAAATGAAATCACTCAGAAAAAAGGTCATGGACGTTATCAATAGTTGCACCAATATCGAACAGATGAAAGGTGCATATAATTACATGGCACTTGCAGGACTTGACAATGACCCAATAATGGAGGAGTTGTTCGAGTTAAAGTTGAATATCATCGGAAACATTTAATCAGTAATCAATAATCAAAATCAATAGACAAATGAACAGAGAAGAAATTCTAAAAAAAACCATGCTTCAAATGCCGCGAGTATTCACTTCAAACCAGTTCAATACGGTAGCTATTAAGAACGGCTTCCCAAAAGAGATACTGAAGAAGAAAGGACTCGCAAAGTTCATTGAGCAGTATGCAAGCAATGGTAGTTTTCAATCAAAAACATGGGTTAAGTTTACGGAGGAAAAGACCGTTATGAATGAAGCCCAACAATCAAATTCAGAAGACAAGCGTGAGCTATCCGATAGACTACAAGAAGCAATAGAACTATTGAAGGGGAACGGCTACAAAATACTTAAGGTTCATTCTGAATGGGTAGAAATTTAATCAGTAATCAATAATCAAAATCAATAGACATGAGTACGCAATTAACAGTAAATCAGTATTTCAACTCAGAATCTGTTCAACAGAAGTTTGAGAAAATGCTCGGACAGAAGTCAGCAGGATTCATCTCCTCTGTACTTCAGACGGTAAACAACAACAATCTACTTGCAAAGGCAGATCCTGCAACAATTCTAAACGCTGCTGCAACTGCTGCATCATTAGACCTTCCGATCAATCAAAGTCTCGGACGAGCATGGATTGTACCATTCAAAGGTCAGGCACAGTTTCAAATAGGATACAAGGGATTCGTTGAACTGGCTCAGAGGTCAGGACGTTACAAATCAATCAATGCGATTGAAGTATATGAGAATCAATACAACGGATTCAATGCGTTAACAGAACAAATTGATGCAGACTTCTCGGTTGATGGAACAGGAAAGGTTGTCGGATACGCTGCTCACTTTGAGTTGCTGAACGGATTTACAAAGACGGTATTCTGGAGCAGAGAAAAGGTTGAGCAACACGCTAAAAGATTCTCAAAGAGTTTCGCAAATGGACCGTGGAAAACAGACTTCGATGCAATGGCCAAAAAGACGGTTCTCAAATACACTTTGAGTAACTGGGGAATCCTCTCCATCGAGATGCAAACGGCTCACTTGGCAGATCAAGCGGTCATTCCGGAAGATGGAAAATATCAATATGCTGATAACGTGATTGATATTGAGGCAAACAACGCGGAGGAGGAAACTGCAAGAGTTGTGAAATTTCTTGAAAAAGTGAAATCAATTGACGATCTTGATATGCTTGAGGATTCGTTATCTGGAGAAGAAATCACAGAGGATGCTCAACAAGCGATAGACGAAAAAAGAGAATCACTAACTGTTAAAGCGTAAGACCATGAAAACTAGAACAGACTTCACCGATTACAAATTTCGCTGCTCATCATTGGGCAAGTTGATGACAGGCGTTAAGCCTAATCTCACAGACAAGCAATCAGAACTCCTTGAGACTTTGATTGCTAAACAACGAGGAGGCAACATCACCGACAAGCAGATCATCACTCTCGGACAACTAATTGAGAAACGTGATCAGCGTCCAACTTTATCAGCAACAACCAAGAACTACCTTGAGCAACTTCACAAGGAGGAGGTATTTGGTAAGCGCGAAGAACTCCGATCAAAGTATCTGGACAAAGGGATTCAAGTTGAGGAGCAATCAATCACGCTATACTCTGAATTGACTGACACGCTTTTCATCAAGAACAAGGATCGAAAGTCAAACGCTTTCATAACTGGAGAACCTGATAACACTCAAGGCAAAATTCGAGACATCAAATCTTCTTGGAGCTTGTCAACATTTCCTATGCATGATGACCGATTGACGAACATGGACTATTGGTGGCAGTTGCAAGGATACATGGAGCTGTTTGACCTTGAAGATTCAGAGTTGATCTATTGCCTTGTTGATACTCCAGAGGAATTGATCAATGATGAGATGAGGAGAACAGGTTGGAAGTCAGGATTCACGGCAGACATTCCGGATGATCTTGAGGCAGAGATCAGAAGTAACATGACGTTCTCAGACATTCCTGCTGCATTGAGAGTGAAAGTCTTTCCTGTTCAAAGAGACAGACTTGCAATGCGACAACTTGAGGAGCAGGTCATCAGATGCAGAGCCTACATGAACAATTTGTCTGTTAAGTTAGGCGGGTATATCCAGGAGGAGGCATGATTGCCCGACCCGTAGGGTTATTGGCGGTCAACGGTTACAGATATGAAAAATAGGGCTTTGACACCATCGACATTTCACCCGAAAACGGAAACAGCAGACCGTGATAATACTGCGCGACCCAAGTTCGCCCGTTTTTTATATCTGATGTTGTGTAATGTTTTTTATTTTCTAAATATATAATCATGAAAAATCACAATTTCTGGCATTACTTGTCAGACGGAAAAATGCACCATTTTCAATTAGTTAGTGAAAATGGAGAGTTGAAGTACTACGTTGACGGAAAATTGGTTCAGTCAATTTCTGACACAAATAATTCAAAGGCTAAAAAGTCTTGACCTTGAATATTTTCAGTGTCAATTTTCATCAATTTGACTTCAATTTCCTTGTCGTCATTTTTGATTGTTTTAACGTTGTTCGACTTAAAGTCAAGAGATATTTGCTTAGTGTCAGAAGTATGTTGGATAAACGTAAGCTGTCTAATCTCCACACGTTCATTACCGTCTTTTTCTTTATAGTCGGCAACGCTAGGATTTACAAGGATTGTCACAGCATCTTTACTATATGGAACGTGAACTTGAAACGTAAGTCCACATGCACTGTCAATTGGAGGCTGAAAGGGTGATTGCACTAATCTTAATAATTTGCTCATGTGTCGTTTTTTAAAATATTACACAACGACCCGATCGTATGACGCGAGCAATGACGAAGGAATTGCGGGGAGTCATCCGACTTTGGGCTTGCGTTATACGATATGTTAACGAATGTGTTGCAAGAACTTAAACTGAGATAACTAAATAACCACAAGATGAAAGAGAAAATTATCGAGATTCTTAAAAGTGAAGAAGAACCTATGGGTCAACTACTATTTATGGAAAACTACGGAAAGGTTGCCGATAAGGTAATCTCGTTATTTTCTCAGCCCAATGGAGGAGATCGGGTCGTTAACGAAAATGAGCCTCAAAAAAAGGTTTGTAGAAATTGTGGTATTGACAAAGCTACTGTGATTGGACTATGTAATGACTGCTATGGATGTGGTGCGCCTTGACACAAACCGATTGAGGCGGTTGCTTGCAACATTTTCGTTAACTACCGCATAAAAACAACAACTGTTAACTAACTGAAAGCCAATGAAAACTACAACTAAAATTCGGAAGCAACTAGATTTGTTCCGAACGTATTTGACAGCTAAGCACTACTCAAAAAGAACTATTGAGCAGTATTCATCAATACTGAAAATGTTCTTGTCTGATTTCAATGAATACCCAAGAGACATTACAGCAAATCAAATTACAGAATGGATAGCATCAAAGGGCAATGCCTCAACTATGGGGCAGTATCGCGGAGCTTTGAAGAACTACTATGATCACGTTGTCGGACAATCAAACAAGTTCAAGAAAATTCCATATCCGAAGAAAGAGAATCGCGTTCCTCAAATAATGTCTCAAGAAGTAGTCATTGAGAGAATCAACTCAATTGATAATTTGAAGCATAGAATGGTCGTGTCAGTTCTGTACGGTGCAGGAATCCGGTTATCTGAATTACTTGATTTAAGAATAACCGATATTGACGGAGACCGAAACACGTTATTCATCCGACACGGTAAAGGAGGAAAGGACAGGGTTGTTCCAGTGTCATCTAAACTGATTCAAGACCTTAGAATATACTTCAAACAGTACCGTCCAACATCATACCTTTTTGAAGGTCAATTCGGTGGAATTTATTCGTCTACGAGCGTTCAGAACATCTGTCGAAAGTACATGAAATGCAATCCTCATCTATTAAGGCATTGCAATCTCACTCATTTGGTTGAGTCTGGTGTTGATATTAGTGAAGTGAGCAAAAGAGCAGGACACGCCAAGTTGGAGACCACTATGGTTTACAATCACATAGCAACCACATTCAACCCTATTACACTTCTAGCGGCTTGACCAGGATAAACATAAAGCCATTAAGCGTAAATGAGTGCTGGCAAGGTCGCAGGTTTCGAACTGATAAGTATAGAGCCTATCAAAAAGAAGTATCGTTAAAACTGAAACCGATGAAAGTAGGGAGTGGCAAATTGTCACTATCTCTTCGTTTCGGGTTATCAAGTAAAAATGCCGACATAGACAACCCAATCAAAAGTTTTTTGGATTGTTTACAGGCCAAATACGGCTTCAACGACAAGCAGATCTACCGATTGACAGTTGAAAAAGAGGATGTTCCGAAAGGCTCTGAGTACATCGAGTTCACTTTTTCGGAGTTAATTTGAACTCAAACAGAAAAATAATTACACTTTTTCTATATGTATTTGTAATTGGTACGAATTAATTTGTAAATTCGCTTATCGCTTAACAAAAACAAAAAGCCATGATAGCAGATTTCACATCACTTCCAAAGACAAGACAAGAGAGAGACCGTTCTAATTTCGTTACTGTTCCATCAGTAGATAACTTAGACGGTCAGAGATGGATCTTCAGCCAAGAAGAGGGAGAAGAATACTTGAAAGAGTTCCGTGAGAAGTACGGAACAATTGAGAACTACAATAAAGCAGCCAAGAGATACTGCGATTTAAAGGCTGAATGGTGCAAGGCAAACACTTCTGAGTAATCATTAACCATAAAAATCAATAGACATGAAAACAGTACAGGTGAAATTCAGAAACACGATTTTCGACATAACTCACGATGATGGGATTATTGACAAAATCGATTATAACGGACAAGAGGTTCAAGGATTGATGTTCGACATGGGATTTCTGGGAGACATGACAATCGCTCTCCTTGAAACCATTGCATCCGATGAGATGGATGCTGCACAATACGCGGTTGAATTGCAAAGAGAATCAGAAACAGTTTAAATCTAGGACCATGAAATCAAAAGATATCGAAATGATAGAATGTCCAGAGTGCAACGGAGAAGGCACTTGGTATAATGACACATCACGACAATGTACCACATACAGAGGAGACTGCTGCGGAGGTTGCGGTTATGATGTGGATTGCGAAACTTGCAACGGAACGGGCGAAATTGAAAAAGAGGAAGAAGATGAAGTATAATATCACATCACAGGAAGTTCTAGATGCGTTAGCATTACAGAAGCATCCGATAGAGCTTGACGAGTCTGGAAATGACAAGAACAACCTACTGAGGCAAGTATTCATCAATGGTTACCTGTTAGGAATGAAGGCAATTATTGAAGCAAACCAACAAAATCAAAAGCGATGAAATCAAAGAAGAATCCAATCGAAACAGTATCAGAGTGCTGCGGATCTTATCCCGTACTTGACAGCGAAGATCAAGGAATCTGCTCGGAGTGCTACGAACATTGCGACTATGTATGTGCGGAGTGCGACAACTCCGGATATTATGAGACAAACATTGACGGTGCAGATGTCGAATGTATCTGCCAGAACTGCAACTCTGATCAACAAAAACCATATAACTGAGAAACCATGAAACAGACATCAATATCATTCCACAACACAACGAACCTTGAGAGTTCAGAACTTGAAACGGCTAATTCCAAGGCACTAACTCAGGACGAGGAAGTACTTCATCTGTTCAAAGTGTTTGACAAGCTCACGTTAACTCCAGAGCGTATTCACAAGCATTTGCAGGATACTCATCCAAACAAATACAGAAATGTTCCTCTCACATCAATCAGAAGAGCGTTCTCGAATCTGAAGAAACAAGGCTTGATTGAAAAGACCAACATAATGGTTCGCGGCAATTTCGGAATGAGTGTTCACTCTTGGAAGTTGTGCAAATGAAACACGGCTCATTGTTTAGCGGTATTGGTGGAAGATACGACAAGAAAAGACGAGAATTAACAGGTAAAAAAACAGTAAATGTTAAACGCAAAAAATAAGTTTTCCAGAGATGAGGGAGTCATGACGCATGGCTCTTTATTCTCTGGAATTTAGTTGGTGGCTTTGATCTAGCTGCCGAATGGATGGGATGGGAGAATGTATTCCATTGCGAAATGAACGAGTTCGGACGAAAAGTCCTAAATTACTACTGGCCAAAATCAATATCACATGAAAACATCATCACAACAGATTTCAATATTTACAGAGGACGAATCGACATCCTCTCCGGTGGGTTTCCGTGTCAACCTTACTCAAACGCAGGTCAGCGACTTGGAAAAGAAGATGACAGACACCTCTGGCCTGAGATGCTTAGAGCAATACAAGAAATTCAACCGACATGGGTTGTGGGAGAGAATGTTCTCGGACTTGTTAATTGGTCGGATGGGTTGGTTTTCGAGGAAGTGCAGGCTGACTTGGAGGCTGCGGGGTACGAAGTACAACCGTATGTACTTCCTGCTGCAAGTGTCAACGCTCCCCACAGAAGAGATCGAGTCTGGTTTGTTGCCTACCGTAACGACACAAGAACCATTAAATCAATGCGAACTAACGGAAACGGGGAGGAGAAAAACGAAGGACGGAAAGAGCAGCCATTCACTAAATCTAGGAAGAGTAGTGGGGATGGGACTGTTAAAAACACCGACAGCGATGGACGGAGAAGTGAGTTCGGGAAAAAAGAATCCAATAAGCGGGAACTCGGGAACATTAGCGCAGGAGTTGATGTCAGGTTACGAGCCAACGATGATGAAACTAGGACTACTCCCAACACCGATGGCGCAGAGCAGAGCAACAGACGAAGAGAAGACGTTGAAACGGAAGGAGAAGTACGGAGGAATGAAAAGAGCAATGTACTTGGAGAATTATCTGGCAATGGGGATGCTTCCGACACCATCAGCAGGCAACGAGAAATCGGGAGGAACATTGACGGAGTGGGGAGGTTCGGGAAACAAGATGAGACAAATCGATGGAATGAATTTCCAACTCAATCCCCGATTTGTAGCGGAGATGATGGGATTTCCTCCAGATTGGACGGAATTACCTTTCCAAAATGGAGAAGAGAAAGCATCAAAGCCTACGGAAACGCAATAGTTCCTCAAGTTGTTTATGAGATATTCCAATCAATCCAGGAGTACGAAAATCTGACCAATAAAAACCTTTGAAATACCGAATAAAGGTTATATTTGTGATGCTCTGATGACAAGGGGCTTGTAAAAAATTAAGGCAATGAAACTCATTCAATCATTCACAAGAGGAAGTAACGACTTCGGTTTAGCCTTAGACCATCGTTCTGCGTTGTCCGCGCAGCCTCTTGCGATATTGATCAGAAAATATGAATGGATATGAACTTTCGCGGTTTTGGTTTGACTGGTGCTTTGAGAACCCAGAAAAGATAAAACCAAACCATACGGCACTATACTTCTTTTGCGTAGAGCATTGTAATCGTTTAGGATGGAAGCATAAGTTTGGTCTGCCAACTACAATGGCTAAAGAGGCTATCGGAATAAGGTCTTACAACACATACATTCAGACGCTTAATGATTTAGTTGATTGGGGATTTATTTCTATGGTTGAAAGGTCAAAAAATCAATACTCCTCAAACATCATCGCCCTATCAAATTTTGATAAAGCACTTGATAAAGCACTTGATAAAGCATTGATAAAGCACACGACAAAGCAAAGCGAAAGCACACGACAAAGCATTGATAGTATAGATAAACCATTAACCAAAGAACCATTAACCATTA